ATTTCCAAACCCTTGTTATGATCCTTTAAATTGAATGTGTTGCATGTGTTTACTATGTAAACGTAAAGTTTACTCATGATGAGTTGCCTTGAGTCCCCATTCAGGCAAGAAATTGATCTCATAACGGTATTTGTCTACCTCTGAACCAGAGATATCTTCGACCACGTACATGGTGTAGTCATTCAGATATACATAATCTTTCTGATATTTGCCTTCGGCAGTCTCAATAATGACTTCGAGTTCATTAGAAGTATTGTTCTTTAATGCAAATGTTCCAGTCAGCTCCAGAAGAACTGTGTCGGTTCTTGCGTTCAGAACAGTAAGCTTTCTGGTAATATTAAAATTGTCTGCTTGCGCAGAAATATTAGCGCTTACCTTATTAGCTTCAGTGCCGCAGCCAATGGCTGCGCTAGAAAACATTGCTGCGGTTGCAAGGGTAACAATTAGTCTTTTTAATTTCATTGTCCATGTCCTCCATTGGTTGATTCATTAAATCTTTTTACACCATTTGAAAAAATATCAGGATCTTTTTCAAAACAAATGTAATGACGGCCAGTATTCACAGCTGCTATTGCTGCTGTCATGCTTCCAGCACAGATATCAAGTACTGTGTCGTTTGGGTTGCTATATGTCTTAATCAATTCTTCGATTAGTTTAACTGGCTTTTGTGTCTGATGATATCCGTTTTCATTTGAAAATCTCCACACAGATCTTGGATATCTTTGTGTGCTTTCATAGTCAGTTGGTGTATAGTTTCCGTAGCATTTTGATGTTGCTTTCTGAGTTTTTCGAACCCGTTTAACAGGCATACCGTTTTTCATTTGTGGATTGTATGTTGGCAAACACTTATAGAACACGCAAATATCTTCATGCGCTCTAAGTGGCATACGGTTCGCATTGAGAAATCCAGATGCATTTGCTTTTTCATAAATCAAATTATAGTGCCACATTTTGCAATTGCTTTTCATCAAGTCTGCCGTGAACATACCAGATGCAAAGAGGATAATTGCACCATTGTCTTTGATTATTCGGTTAATGCCCCCCCATAAGTCATCAAACGGAATCGGAGTATCCCATTTATTTCTTGTAATCCCGTATGGAAGATCTGTGCAAACCATGTCAATCGACTTGTCAGGTATACTTTTCATTCCATCTCTGCAGTCAATGTTAATCATGACATCAATCATCGGTACACAACCTTCTTGCTAACCTCGGCAACGCTGATTCCAGCTGCGGTTCGCCGTACCTCAACGTCTTTACCTTTTTTGAGTGCCGCCGCTATAAGGGCGGCTTGTTCCACAACTTTTGTTTGTAAATCATCTTGCTGCATTTCGCTCTCCTTTCTATATACCTGGTCCCCGGAAGATAACTACCATTGACGGAAATGGTGCCGAAAATTGACTGTTTCCAAATTTAAGCCTTCCTTTGATGAATCGTATTTCCGACCGATTAAGGATAAAATTATGAAAATACCTTGTATCAGTTCTAGCAGGAATTAACATAACAACAATTGTATTGGCCTTTGTTCCCTCTATGTATGCTTTTTCAACCCAAAGTGCAATATCTTTGCCATATGGTGGATTGCAGAATACGCAATGTCCCTCCCAATCTTTAGATAAGCCGTTCTGTTCCTTTGTAAAAAAAATGTTGGCACTTATGATTTAATTCATCGGCGCAAGGATCAAGATCAAAATTAAATTCATTATTCAGTTCATCAAAGAAGTCTTGCGGAGTGGACCATTGATCGGTTTTACTACTGTACATGACGCTGTTCATCGTGGTATACCCCCTATCTACAATTCAATCGAACACATTCCGATACACTGTGGTGTGTCAAAAAACTTTTCTCGCATTCGCCTGGTGCAGACATATCTGCCTTCTTTCCAGTTAATGCGCTCGTCTTTTCCTTCATCACACGTTATGGTTAAATCTCCGATATCAAATGGATTTCCATATGCTTTCCAGTCTTCGACAATGTAGTGGAACATATCTTCGACAGAATCAAAGATTCTCATTTCTGCCATTGCGTCGCATAATGTCCCTCTGTATGGTCTATATTTCACCATGGAATCAGCCCTACTCAAAAGCATAGTCTTTGATCTTATTGTCAACGAATCGAATCTGGCTTGGATTTACCTCGCCCATCGTGCCGTCCTCATACTCTACAAGCCCAAATATCATGCTCATTTGTCCCTCAGGACAACCGCCAATATACAAATCCGCTGCAACAGGCTTTACAAAATTTTCCCACATATGGAATAACGCTTTCTTTTCTTCGCCATTTTGAGTTACAATACATGGACGAACCCCAAAGTTGATTTCTATATTCTGCATTTGCACCTCCAGTGTACGTGTATACTTGTATCAACGTACATATATATAGCTAGCATAATGTACGTGTATATAGCTAGCAAGTTAATACAAGTGTTTATAAAACAACATTTCTCGGATGCTGCCAGACATGTAGTGTGATAAACTCTTTACAATCACTCCATGTTTGCTGCCATAATCAGTTTTTAGATACTCTTCAATCAAAACCTTATTGCTTTGAAGGTCATCATAGTCGTCTTTCAAAGATTCTTGTGACTTGATATAGTTCCTTGCAACTCGTTTAAGGCTCTCGTCTGATAGATTCTTGGCATCAAAGCCTGTAGACGCTTTATATTGGTGGTTAAACTCAAAAATAATAGCAGTCAGGCTGTTATATTCCTTGTCAACCCAGTCATTTTCCTGTTGCTCTGTAGTAAAGATGTTTCTAGGATTGTTCGAATACAGTCTGTGAAGCTCATCTTTAAGAACTGGCTCCTTAGATTTGATAAAATCATCTGGATCAACAGTAGGTTCTTTCTTTTGTGGCTTGCCACCTGAGTTTTGAGCACTTTTAGTGCGCGAAACCATGTATTTATCTCTATTGTCAACTTTAGTTGATAATAGAGCATGTTCTTTATCTGTATCACTTAAACTACTGTTATACTTAATATCTATTGTATTACTTATCTGTGGACTTTTTTCAACCCCACCCTGTTGATTTTTCTCCATACCCCCACATGGATTTTTTTCCATGTTAGAAGAAATAGATTTTTCGTTGACAAAAGAATCAAAAAATTTCTGGGTGAGTATAATGATTCGCTTGTCGATTTCTTTAGTGTTTTCTTTGTATTCAAAGATTCTTTCAATCAGTCCCAGTTGCTCAAATTTTAAAAGCATCTTTTGAATACTATTTTCTTTCAAGCCAATGAAGTTGGCAAAATGTTTATTAGAAGCAAAACAGCCTTTGTCTTTTTGAGTAAGACTGTATATCTCAATTAACAAGAATTTCTCCCTAGGACTTAAATCTGGTGATAAATAAAGACGTTCTGGAATCCAGATTCCTTTAAAATCTCTGCCCTCCGATATTACTATTTCTTTTTTTGCCTTCTCTGACATCTGTTTTACCTCCTGTGCGATAATGTATTCCTGTGATTACAAATCAGTTGCCAGGCAGTCACAGGTTCTGCTTTTCGGGAGCTACCCTAGGCAACTGGAGCGCCGCGAGAAGGATTCGAACCCTCAGTCCTTTTACAGATCACTAGTTTTCAAAACTAGCCCAGTACCATTGTGGCATCGCGGCAAAAGTGGGTAGAGTAGGACTCGAACCTACATATCCGAAGATGACAGATTTACAGTCTGCTGCAATACCAATTCTGCGCATCTACCCCAATACCGCCTATACGGTTGCGGCTGACTTGTCCGCAGGTTGATTCTCACGGGGAGTTGCAGTTGCTACTTTGTGGGAAAAGAGAAAGGGATTTCACAAGAGAAAGAAAAAACCACATTGTTTACAAACTGCATATGGCCCCTCTGGGACTCGAACCCAGACCCGGCTGCTTATGAGGCAGCTGCCCTAACCTATTGAGCTAAAGGTCCGTATGTGCCATATGGGACTCGAACCCACGACGCCTTGATTAAAAGTCAAGTGCTCTTCCAGCTGAGCTAATGGCACAACAGGGCTAGTTGGAATCGAACCAACAGTGCAGGAATCAAAATCCTGTGCCTTACCATTTGGCGATAACCCCAGCGTGATCTTATCCTCACAGACCACTGGCTGTCAAGACAAGATTCATGATAAAAAATGCAGAAAGTACTACAGAGCTGATAAGTCTTTCTCTGGATCTTTTCTCATTCAGCCATCCTATAATGCTAGTCAGCATAAAGATGTTAAAAAGAGATGCCAGAACGCGAAGAATAAGAACAAACATTAAATATCCCCTTCCTTTCTATGAAGTGAATTTTCTATTTTGAAGCCGTCAGGATAGCGTTCCCAAAGCTTCTTGTTATTTTTAATCGCAATATCCTCAAGAGAGGTATCAAGTGCCTCAGCAGTAAGTGCCAGATAATACAGCACATCACCACATTCCTTGATAAGATGCTCTCTATCAAATGGATGCCCCTGAAAAATCTGCTTTTTGAGAAGATCAACAAGTTCACCTGCTTCACCTGCAGTACCGAGGATACCATTCATAAGCATGTTTTCTTTTGTCGCTTTGGTTACGTCTGATGCGGTTCTCATTGCACCGCGCTGATACTCGTCAAATGTCATTTCGTTTCCTTTCCAGTGATAAGATCACTATACGGCAATGTTTCAATCCAGTCGCAAAAATCTCGCCATTCGTCTAACTTATGATTTTGACGGGATTTATAAATATTTGCCAGAACCTCGTAGTTCAGCATTGAATTACGAGTCTGATTATAGCTACTTGGAAGAAGCTGAATAAGCTGCCACCAATATTTTTTGTCTTTGGTTTCAATATACTTCTTTCGGTAATAATTCAGGGCTTGTATTGTGAAATCTAAAATATCTTCCGATGAGAAATAAATACCATCTTGAATATTTACAGAAAAAAACATATTTGATGTTTCCATATCCCAAGCACCTGAATAAACATTAGGGCTTTTAAAAATATGCTCATGGCTAAAATCACTACGATTAAATTCCTTTTCAGTGATCTTATGCATGGTACTGCATGAATTTGCAACTGTACCGACCTTGTAAGTGTCAAATTCTTTCCACCAATATAATGGCGCTGTAATACGAACGTAAACTGGCATCATTCTTAAATACTTCCTATGATCAGTTCCGAATTTTGCTAGTTTAAACATGAGTGAGTGATCTTTGTCCCCAAGTCTATATTTCCCATTTCGTGGACAAAGATCGTCTCCAGTGCATTCGGCTTTGCATATTTCGTTACTGCAACAAACGCATTGATAACCGCTATCGCTTTTATCCCAACTATTCATCGGATTACGCATTCCCTCAATCACAAATTCCATCTGTTCGGGACTCGGTAATACAGTATGTTCTAATCTAATCATGAAGACTCCTCTATGTTGAACACTTCTTTTTCGTATTCGATAAAAGATTCTAAAATTTTATCGAAAAATACATATTTGAAATATTCTTGAAGTTGGCAAGTATCAAGGTCTTTCAGCAGCCAAAGCTCAAAAGCATAGTTAAGGCGCCACGGAGTACCATCACATGTTTTTTTCTCAAAACTAACAATTATGTGGTTAAAATGTGATGGAATAGTCTTGGCATCAATTCCAAAAGACTTGCTAAGCTTGATTAGCACAGAAATGCATTTATCTATGTCGCTCATAGACACTCCCTTCTTATCGAGTTGCTGACAAAATAATCTTGTTATTACACTGTGGACAGATGATGTAATACTCTTTTCCTTGAATAGGTTTTGGCAATGAACAGTCTTTAGTATCTAATAACAATTCGCGAGATGGTAATGTGCTTTTTTGGACATCAGTTTCCCCGTCATAACTTAAAAGTGCACCGCAATGTGAGCAATCAATTTGTTGTAATGTGCCAGGTCTCAAAATTTTTATCATTCCACATAACCTCCTAGCTTCGCTTTGAGACAAAATCTTTAAGTGTTCCAAGAAGTGCCTCTTTTGATCCAAATTCTGGAAGCTCCAAGATTAAAGCAGCTCTACAAAAGCTGATTGTAGCATCAAGTCCCAAAATAAGCTCTAATTGCTCTAGCTGTTCTTTACCCATAGTATTTGCCATTGAATGAGCTGAAATTGATTGTGGGGCATTCTGTGGCTTTGCAGCGGTATTTTGAGAACTTGACTTAGCAGCCATTACATCATTCTGCTGCTTAGCCTTAACCATAAAGTCCAAAATGTACTGGCAAAGTTCCTGACGCTCTTTACATGCTTTTATTTTATTTGCATCTGGATTAGGCGCAGCTGAGAAATCGTTGACCTGCTTTTGATATCCAGAAATAACACCTTGTAACCATGTTGTTGCATTTTCAAATTTTGTAGCCATTACTCCTCCTGTTCATCCAAAAAGGATATTGCTTTGACAAACTCACGAGGGAAGAGAGCTTGCGAGAAGGTGGAAGCACAGGATACGTAAAACAATTCTTTTTTGGTTAGATAGCCATAGTATCCGTCTTGCGGATTATAATAAGCTTCTATTGTTTCACTTGTGCCGTCAATAAATTTAACTAAAACTAATTTTCTTTCCATTGCTTATTCCTCCGGCATGTAGTAGATATATGCTGAGAAGTTAGAAGCAGAAATATTTAATTCCTCAAATACCTCGGCTGCTCTGGCTGGAGTCTTATACTCTGCAAGTACCATGTCTTGGTTTGCAGTCCTTGCAAAGATGGTTTCATCACGTCTCAGCAAAGCAACGTTACAAAACTCAACAGATTTGGCTTTACACTGTGAAATGATTCTCATTAGATAACCTCCTGTTCTTGTGTTCTATCTGGCATGTAACCATTTGGGTAACGTTTATTCGTTCACGATTGATTCCGTGTCCTTCACGGCACAACTGGCAAACCAGTATGTCACCGCAATGCTGACATTCATCGGTTATTTCTTTGGTTGATATTTTCATTTTATAGTTTGAGTATATTATGCCTTGGCGCTATGGCAAAGAAACTGTCAAGGCTCACAGCTTTTATCTTTGCCATATGTGTAGTTACGAGTTAAAAGGGGCTTTTTATTTTGGAAAAATATTTTGGGGACTAAGTAGCCCCATGCCGGGGGCACGCTCTCAGACCCCTACACCCCCTTTTTGTATGATCATCTGGCAGCTGTGCAGCTGGTCGCGGCTCCTGATCCTATGGCGGCAAAACCTAAATTGTGCGTATTTGTATATACAAAAGCAACAGTGTTTTGCTGCCCTGGTCTGAGTATACGCACCATTGACCGTTAAAAGTTCGTATAACAAACATTATACGTACTCTATGTTACTTTGAAGATTAACACAGATCAAGAAACCTTGACTAATCTTAATTTAAATCGTCAGATAATTTGAAATCCGATAGTTTTGGGGCTTCTGGCTCTGCATCAATGACTTTTTCCCACTCTTCCGCTGTTATCTGCTTGGCTTCTGGTGCTGCCTCAGCTGATAAACGGAACTCTGACGCGTTGACATAGTCGCTATTGTTAGTAAGATCAAAAATTGCAAGCACTGGCGGCATTTTGCCAGTAAATGCAAGCTGCTTCTTGCAAGCTGTTATAACGCCTTTTACCGCGTCTATAGTAGACTTCCAATCACTGCCACGCTTTTCATAGCCCGTGATCATGTGCCGCGTAACTCCCAAAAATGCCGCCCAGGACTCTATATCAGGCACTAGGCGCAGCTTTCCGCCTTCCGTTGGGGTTTTGTTTACGTTCCGGACAAATGTCAGATACTCTTCTGAGTCGTGCTTGAAACTTTTTAGCCCTTCGGGAGAGTTGCTATACATGGGCTGTGAACCTTTTTCACGTGCTCTAGCTAGCCCCTGCAGAGATACGTCAAGGATAGCGTCCAGTTCGTCTCCGTCCATGGTTTCTGCAATATCCCTATAGCTTGGCATTCGTTTCCCTCCTCTTGGCATTCTGTAGCCCTCCTTTCCCTGTATTTCTTTTTGTCGTGCGTATATGTGGCTATATCTTAGCCTTTCCCCTTCAAACGCCTTCTAGCCGCATTCCGTGCCCTTCTAGCGCCCTTCTGTGTGTTCATCGTGCCAGCTCTCACATGTGTCCGTCCCGGCTGCCTGTCCTGACTGTGTCCGTCTTTGACTTGATCACCTGTCTGTTGTCAACTCCTGCACTCTGTATCTGTATATACTTAGATACACTATACACATACCTACTTACCAGATATCTATATACTGTACATACAGATATACACATATACTTATACCTATACAGTACATAGAGATATACTATACATACTCACCTTATATATACTGTACATATATACCTTATACAGATATACTTAATATATATTATCAGATAATATATTATATATACTCTATATACACTGTACATATACAGATATTATATACATATACACCATATA